ACGTACTGAGCAACGGCAAGGGGTTCGACGACATCGACGTCATCGAGATTCGTCCCGATCCGACGATGCAGAACACCATGCGTTTACAGTGCCGGCTGGTCAACGTCACGCCGCGCCTGGTCCCGATGATCCCGCCGCGTCACGTCAAGGCGTTGATCGCGCGTATCGAAGAGCTTGAGAAAGAAGAGGCGGAGGAAGAAGCGGCGTTGGCGCCCGATGCCCCTTTAGAGCGACGATTGAAAGACTCTGCTACAACGCCGTCGTCCTGGGCATCAAGGGCGGACCCGACGAGCTGAAGTCGCCTGAAGATCGGGAATACGAAAGACGTGCAGGCGAGCTGTTTGAGGAGTATCGGCTTGTGAAGTCCGGG